AAACGAAGTCGCCATCTGGGATCGGGCCGAAATGGATCGTCCACGAGAACCTGTGGGCCTTTTCCTCGCCCTCACCGACGGATAGTCTGCCGTATCCACCCTCTGTTCGACCCGCCGTCCAGGGCCAGCAATCTCCGTGAGGCCCATGGCCAGGCGTCTTGTCGACGTTCTCCCAGAAGCGGTCTTCAGCGCTCGCCTTCTCCGCCCACCTAAGGGCGTTGCCTTTGCGGCTTGCGCAGGAATGAGAGCACACGACCACCTTCACCCACCTGCACGGCTGGCAGTTGGCGGGGCGGGCGAACTCACTCCCGCACACCTCACACGTCTTTACTTGAGGCAGGTTCGGGTATTTTGTCGGATTAGCCATTCTGGACCCCTTCACGGTCTGTCTGGTCAGGGTCGGAGCCGGTGTTGACGCACCGCTTCGACCCGAAATGTTTAGCAGAAAACCCCTATTTCACCAAGCGTTACAAGGCCTTTTCGGCGACGTTGGCAGCGGGAGGTGGAAGGGCCGCAGCCACTTCCTCAGGCTCCTCGTCGGGCTGGTCCGCCAAGCGGCCAAATTCGTCAATGGCCGCCTGAAGACCGGGGAGGCTTCCGTCCTCGACGAAGGCGTTCACAAGCGCATCAGACAGGGCTTCAATGGGAATAAGCGCTGGCGATGCGCCGCCTGTACCCGCCAGAACACGGGCCGCGTCAGCCTTCAACTTAAATACTTCCGCCGCTTCCTTTTCGCTGTTCTGCCATAGAGGTGCAAAGGTGAAATACACCTCCTTCTTACGCGAACCCAAGGCAGAGGGAATCAGTACTTCATCTAGGCGTTCTAGTTGCGGACGAAGATACAACTCTTGTTCGGCGCTTAGCCTATCGTAATAATTTCTAACATCGCTGGCGCCGGTCGAATTTAGCCCGTCCGGCGACTGCCCTAGAAAGCGCGTTGCCGGGATATCCGCGGCGCCGGCGGCGATGGCCAGGTACAGGCGGGCGATGTCGGGCAACTGGCCGAAGTTGATCGTCTTCTGTTCGTACTCTTCCTCGGCGTCGATCAGCAGGGCCTGCACGGTCGACTTCGCGAGGTTGGCCAGGCGGAACCGCTCGATCATGCGGTCGCGGTAGCCGATGTCTTTGACGTTGGTCGTCAGGCCCTTGATCTTGAAAACATCGACCTTGGCCTCTTGGACCAGGTGAGCGATGCCCTGCGTCGTCAGGCCGGCGTTGATGACAGCGTCGTTGATGGCGTCGAGAACGGAGTCGCCCCAACCGTCGTTGACGCCCATCAGGTCTGGCACTTCGGCGCCCAGGAACCGGACCACGCGTGACGGGTGAATCTCAACCGCCGCGCCGTCGCCGTTGAGCTGGTAGGATTTCGGCTCGCCGAACAGCGGCGACATCGGATCGCGCTCAACCTCACCCGTTGTCAGTTCGTGACGGTGGACGACGTGGATATATTTCAGGCTATCAGCGCCGAGTCTGTCAGGCCTGAGTTCTTCCTTCGGGTCGCCCTGGTCGACGCCCAAGATCATTGCGGACCCGCCGGTCAACCGCGCCAGCTTCAGCGCCTTGGCCAGCCGAGGCTTCAGGCCGAGCCGCTTCTCCGTTGCCTCCAGCTTCTCGATATCGCCTTCGTCGGCCTGCCAGTCACGGCCGGCGCGCACCATGTCGAACGCCGGGATGTCCACGACCTTCCGGGCGATCCAGTCGCCGCGGTAGGCCATGACCACTTGGTCAAGCCGCATCGGCTCGAAGGCGTATCCGACGCCAGACGTCTTGTCTCGGGCCGATCCTAGGCCCGTTACGAGGCTCGACAGCTTATCGGTGAGCCACATCAAACCCAGCTCATCGTTGGGTCATACGAACCCTCAAGCTTCAATTCCGTAACCGCCCAGACGAGGGCGTCCATGCGGTTCGGCGACTCTTCGCCCTGATAGCCGGCCGGAGTCGTCGACAACATCTCGGCCTCCATCAATGAAAATTGGGCGCGATGTCGAACCCTGTTCTGATCGTAAAGCGCAGCCACGGGCTCGGCCCGAACCTGCTTGCCCCTGCTGGCGTGGACCAGTTTGACGCGGGCGGTGACGTTGCCGGCACGCAGGGTGCTCTCGACCATGTCGCCGCCGAAATTCTTCTCCGCCACGACGCAATCGGCATCCCAGCGCTCGACGCACTTCGCCACTTCGGTCGCCCAGGCCATGGGGCTGATTGCCGGGCAAGTCGCATCCTCGAGGACGATGGCGCCGTCGGCGTACTCCGCGACCGCGACAATTCCGACTTCGTCGCCGCCGCCCGACGGGTCGACGCCGACAACGACCCTGCCCCACCCATTCTCGGCGAGGCGGCCCATCTGCCAGGCCCTGTCCAGTCCCTCGCGGTTCCAGATGGCGCCTTGCACCGACGGCATGTAGCCGCCGAGCCAAATCCAGATCGCCCGAAGCTTGTCCTTCAGGAAGTCCAGCTCCATCAGCTCCCGGAGAGCCTTCGGAAAATTCGGGTTCTGGTCGAAGTTGATCTTGCGGACGACAGCCCGCTTTGGCTTCACCGGGCCGCGAAAGAATACATCGATCGGGTCGGTCGCGAGCCTGGGGTTCCAGATCGCCCACAACTCCGAGATCGGCGTCCGCAGGATCGTCGGCAGCAACACGTCCATCGACGCCTGCCGGACCTCCTGCGCCTCCTCCAGGATCGTCAGGCCGGCGCCCTCGAGCGACTTGATGCCCTCGGGCTTGTTGCCCTTCCAGAGACCGATGAAGAGTATCTTCTGCCCGCCGAGACCAACGAACGCGCCGTCGACCTCGCGGAAATAGGTGTTCAGCAGGTCGTAGTGCTCAAGCCGGTTGCGAACCAACTCCAGCGACGACTCCTTCAGGTTCGCCATGATCTCACGCAGGAAGATCGTGCGAAGCTTGGGCGTCGTCACCGTGTGGAAGATCGCCGCGTCCACGAACTCCCAGGATTTGGCGCCGCCGCGGCCGCCGTAGGCTGCTCGGTAGCGATATGACCCTAGCGGCTTCTCGGTCAGGAACCGGTAGGCCGGTATGGGCTCGTAGATCACTCGCCTGTCTCGTAGTCCTCGTCGCTGGGCGTCGGGGCCGGGCCAGGCTTGGTCACGTACTGCACGGTCACAGAGCCCGCGACCCTCGCATCGACCTCAACCGAACTCAGCTTGGGGTGGACATAAGGAGCTGCGTCTCGCGCTGCGTCCTGCGCCGCCTGTCGAAGCCCGACGGTCTTCTTCACCTGCGCCAAGAGGTACTTGAACTGATCCTCAGGCGTAGCATCCTGCGCAACTTGGCCCGCGAACTCTTCCGCCGTCAGTCCCTCAAGCATGGCCTCCGCGTCCAACGCGACTTGCTGGAAGTGCGTCATGTTCGCCAGCATGATCTCAAGTGGGGTTTTGCCAGTGGCGACTGCGCGCTCCGCTACCTCTCGAGTACGCTTCGTCAGAGCGCCCGTTTTGCGGCCGGCCCCCGGCCGTGCTCCGCCTCGGGCCACGATTGATTTCCTTTGATTGTTTTCAACGGGCCGCACCCGGAAATGAAAAAACCCCGCACCTCTCGGCCGGGGTCACCGTGGCGCAGACTTCTGCACTTAAGGTTTGGATACGGTTGAAACTGACGGGGGTCAAGGCCCAATCGCAACATGTTGTGTTAGGGGCAAATCGGCCACAATCCCTAGGCCTTCAGCCGCTAAGCGTTCGATGCGCTTGGATTTGCTCCCTAGCACGCGCGTTGGGCTGTAACCGTGCGCGACAACATCGCGCAGGATGTGAACCCCATCGTTCCCCAGCCGGGCATCGGCAACCTCAAGGCCGAATGACGCGAATTGCTCAGGCATCGTTTCCTCCTCGCTTCTCGATCAGTTCGGCGACGGTCATCGATCTTCGGGCTTAATTGTGGCGTCAATCATCGCCCCTCCCAGCCAGTCCATGAAGCTCTCGTCGCCATCCATGGCGGAAACTATGAACGCTCCGTGGGTATCCTCGTGTCCGATGCAGAGCCCATGGCGCACGCACACCTCACGCACCTCAGCAAGGAAGGCGTCAACCTTTGGCGTGGCCACATTCCGGTTTTCACGTGTCACCCAACGCTCACTCACGCCGCCAACGCTCCCTTCATCGCGATATCCTCGATCATCCTACCCTCCGATCAGCCGCGCCGTCAGCCGCCTTCTGTCGCGCCACACGCGCCGCGGTCATGTTCTCGCCTGCCCGTTCAAGCCCGCCGCGAAGGGCACGCCGAACCGACGGCACGCCCGCACGAAGCTCCTTCGCCGTCGCGCCGAGCGTCATGTCGTAGCCGCAGATCCGGTCGAGCACGTCGCGCTGCTTGCGGGTGAGCGACGCGAGGTCATCGCCCTCGCCGCGCATGATGTTGAGGTCATCCCAGGCCATCAGGGCGCGCATCTGCGGTTCGGGGACGCCGGAGCCGCGGATTTCGTTGGCGGCCCCTGTGGTGCGCGCGACGGCGGTTTCAAAGGCGGCGCGGTAGGAGCGGCCCAGGTTGAGCAGCCGCAGCGGCGCCTCGTGACCGTCACCGAGATCACCGCGGACGAACGCGAGGTCGAGACCACACATAACGCGCTTGGCCCTGGCCTTCTCGACCTTCAGGACCGGCATCCCCTCCTCGTTGTGGACCAGGGCGCCGTCCTCGTCGCGGATCCAATCGGCGACCTCGGTATCTTCCTCCTCGACGTCATCACCGCGGGCCTTGGCCAACGCCTCGCTCTCCGGCAGGGCGTGGGCCGCCCATCGAGCGTCGACCTGGGCGTCACGGGCGTTGTGGACGCGCCGGCGCAGGATGCGGATCTCATCTTGAGCCTTCCGCCACTTCGCGACGCCGAGCTTGTGGGCCTTGTGGTCGCGGTCCTTCAGCGCCTTGTCGGCCTCGGTGCGGTAGCGTTCGGCGTCGGCCTCCAGACGGTCGATCGCCGCGGCGTCGCGGTTGATCTCCGGGGACAGTTCGGGCTCGCGGAGGGGCTCGGAAAGCTCCCGCGTTCGGCGACGCTCCGCGGCCAGCGTCGCCGCGATGCACTGCCTGCGAAGCTGGGCGTCGATCGAGGCGGCGACGGTGACGGCGCCTATGTGGGTTTCCTGAAGCACGCCAAGCTCACGCTGAACGCGATGCAGGAGCACCTCGGCGAGGTCGTGACGGCCCTGATCAACCCACCAGCAGGCGAAATCGACCTTGGCGCCTTGGGCCATGGTCAGCTCGCAGCCGGCCGGTGTGACGAACGGCGTGTGTCCAACCATGCTGACG